AATAAAAAAGGAAATACTGTAAATAATATATAAAATAAATTATCTAGTCCAAAACCAAAAAAAAAAAAAAAAAAAATTAAAGAATATGATGACAAATGGATTAGTAATCAAACTGTAAAAGACACAGATATTGCTATTGATGGTACATTTGTTAAATCAAATAAATTAGATCCAAATCCTACATCTGTTGGTGCTGAAGGTATATCAAAACCTATAAGACAAACAGCTAAACAAAAAATGGAAGGAGAAGGATTTATAAAATCTAATTTAAATATTTTTGGTGAAGATGGGCCATGGACTCCTGTATTTAGAGTTATAAAACAAAAAACTTCTTTAACTGCTAAAACTATTATGGGTGATCTTTTAGATACACCTTTATTAAAAATAAAAAATACTAAAGAATGGGGATTTCAATCTACAGGTAAATCTATTGAAACAGATATGCGTATGATGAGAGTAGGTGAAATAGAATCTCATAAATTAGTTAAAGATGAATATATTAATTATATTAAAAGAATACAAGGTATAGAAAAAGTACCTGGTACTAATTTAGGTTTAGCTTTGCATAATAAATTAACACAACATACTAAACCTGGGCTAATGGATAGAATGTCATTAGATCAATTTAGTCATGAAGTAACAAAAGCTAGATTAAATGGTTTTAGTCATGCAGTACCAGAAGTATCTTCTGCTGCAAGACATACACAAAAACATGTTTATGGCCCATTGTTTGAACAAGTACAACAATTAAAAATTAGAGAAATGCCAATTATTTCTGAACTTAGATTTTGGGAAGGTCAACTTAAAGATTTAAGAAAAAAAGGTGAAACTTCTAAAACTTACACTTCTAAAGTAGATGGTATACAAGAAACATATAATATTTCTAGAATAGAAAAAACTATTGATGAACTAAATCAAAGATTAAAAAATGTTAAAACAAGAGGTGTTAATGATTACATTAATATTATCTACGTTAAAAATGCTATAGAAAAAAATCCAAACAGATTTAAAGATATTATTAGAGGACACTTTAAACGAGCTGGTGTTTTAATTAATGAATCTAAATTAAATCAATTAGTTAAAGATTTATCTGGTCATTTTCCATTTGTTAGATTTGAAAAAACTGTTGGAGATCTTACAGAAAGATATGCATTTAATAGACCAAGATATGCTAGAGCAGTTAGAGCTAGAGAATTAAATTTAGATAGAATAGCTCAAGAAGAACTATTAGATGGTGGTTTTATAATGAGTGATATATTTGCTTTACAAAAAACTTATGCAAGACAAATAATACCAGATATTCTTCTTACAAAAAAATACGGAGATCCTAATGGATTAGGTATTAAATTTATTGAAGATGGTGAAATGTCAGGATTTAATGCTGGATTAATGACAGTAGCAAATGAATATAATTTAAAACTTGTAGGATTAAAACGTGGTTCTAAAGAAAGAGCTGCGTTAATAAAAGAACGAGATCAAACATTAACAGATCTTGAAGCTGCTATAGAATTAATTAGAGGTACTTATGGATTACCTTCTAATCCTCATGCATGGTCTTCGGTAGCAATGAGAACTATGAAACATTATAATGCACTTACTATGCTTACAGGTTTTGCAGCAGCAATACCAGATGTAGCTAGAACAGTTATGACCTCTGGTATTAAACGTGGATTTAAAACACAGTTTGAAATGTTTTCTGATTTTTTAGATGGTGGTACTATTTTTAAAATGGGTAAAAAGGAAGCTCAATCATTTGGTGAAGCTGTTGATATGGTTACAGGTCAAAGAGCTATGTTATTTGCAGACGTAGGAGATATGTTTGGTTTAGCATCTAAATTAGAAAGTGGTGTTGGTAAAGCATCTGCATTTAATTTTATGTATGTAAACCTTATGTCTAGATGGACAGAAATGGCTAAGTCTATGGCATCTGTTACTATTGGTTCTAGAATTATTGAAGACTCTATTAGATGGACTAAAGGTTCTTTACCAGATAAATGGAAAACTGCATTATCATCTTCTGGTATAGATCAAGATATGGCTAGAAGAATAGCTAATATGTTTGAAAAACATGGTGAAAAAACTAAACACAATTTTATGGCTAATACTGCAAAATGGGAAGATGAAGCAGCAGTTGATGCTTTTGGTGCAGCACTTAATAAAGATATTAATATTACTATTGTTACTCCAGGATTAGGAGATACTCCATTATGGATGAGTACAGAATTAGGTTCAACATTTGCACAGTTTAAAAAATTTGCAATATCAGCTACTCAAAGAATGTTAATGAGAGGTATGCAAGAAAAAGATTTAGATTTTATGTTTGGTTCTATTTTATTAATGGGATCTGGTATGCTTATAGATAAAATATACACTGAGTTTAGATTTGGTAGAGATTACTCAAAACAATCATTAACTACTAAACTATTAAATGCTTTTGATAGATCTGGTTTAGCAGGAATATATACAGATATTAATAAAGCTATAGAAACTTTAACTGATAATAGAATTGGAATTGGCCCTGCAGTTGGAGAAAGTAAACCTTTTGGTTCTTCTAATAGATGGAAAGCTGGAACACTTGGTGGGCCAACAGGTGGACAAATATATAATATTTTTGACATCTTGTATGATGTTGGTGGAAATCAATATAACCATCACACAGCAAAAAATGTGCGTAGGTTAATACCTTTTCAAAATGTATGGTATCTTGATTGGTTATTTGACGATATTCAAAAAGGATTACATTAATGGCAATTACTATTTCAGATACGGAACCACGAGTACAATATACTGCTACTTCAGGTCAAACAAGTTTTTCTGTACCATTTGAATTTTTTACAAATGCAGACATTAAAGTATTTAATGGTACTACACAATTAACTTACAATGCATCACCATCATCTGCTTCTCAATATTCGGTATCTGGAGCAGGAGTTTCTGGTGGTGGATCAATTACATTAGGGGGGAGTGGGGCTACTCTTAATGATGTAATTACTATTTACAGAGATTTAGCAATTGCAAGATCTACTGACTTTCCAACATCTGGTGCATTTCAAATTAGTTCATTAAATGATGAATTAGATAAAATTATAGCTATGTGTCAACAGCTTGAAAGAGATTTAAAATTCTCTCCAAAAGCTGCAGCAACAACAGCTAATACATTTGATATTACATTTCCTAACTTAGCAGCTAATAAAGTTTTATCTGTTAATAGTGCAGGAACTGGATTAGAGTTTGCACAAGATATAACTGACATTACAACAATTGCTGGAATTGCAAGTGATGTAACTACAGTTAGTGGTATAGCTGCTGATGTAACGGCAGTTGCAAATGATGCAACAGATATAGGTGTTGTGTCAACTAATATTGCTTCAGTCAATACGGTAGCAACAAATATAAATGATGTAATAAAAGTTGCTGATGATTTAAACGAAGCTATATCAGAAGTAGAAACTGTAGCAGACGATTTAAATGAAGCTGTATCTGAAATTGATACAGTTGCTAATAATATTACAGATGTTAATACAGTAGGTAATTCTACAAATATAAACAATATAACTATAGTTGCAGGTCAAATATCTCCAACTAATAATATTTCTACAGTTGCTGGAGCAAATGCAAATATTACAACAATTGCAACAGATCTTAATGGAACTGATACAATTGGAACAGTTGCTACTGATTTATCTGGATCAAATACAGTAGGAACAGTTGCAACAAATATTGCAGCTATTACTAATGTAAATACAAATTTATCTGTTATTTCAAATGTAAATACTAATTTATCAATAATATCAAATGTTAATACTAATTTGTCTGATGTTCAAACTGTGTCAACAGATTTATCTGGTAGTAACACAATAGGTACTGTAGCAACAGATTTATCTGGATCTAACAACATTGGTACTGTAGCTAGTAATATTGCATCTGTTAATTCATTTGCAAATATTTATAGAATAGGATCTAGTGATCCTGCTACATCATTAGATGAAGGTGATTTATTCTACAATTCAACTGATAATGTTTTAAAATACTATAATGGAAGTGCGTGGACAAATATTGAAGCTACTGATACTTCCAGTTTAGCAACAAATGGATTCGCTATAGCCATGGCGATTGCATTATAATAAAGG